GACTGCGAAAAGTATGGCGCATTTAAGAAAGCGAATCGTAAGCCTCGTACTGCTAAGCCAAAGACTCCGGCTCAACAAGTTAAAAATTTAAAGTATAAAACTAAAGATGAAGAACTTAGTATTAGTTCAGTGAGTCCAATGGATGTTGTTGGTGCTTCTGCAGTGTGGTTGTTCAATACTAAGAATCGTAAACTATCAGTATATCGTACCGACTCAGGTCAAGGTATTCAAGTAAAAGGTTCTGCTTTACAGAATTATGATCCAGAGGTGTCTGAGACTAAAACTTTGAGAAAACCTGCAGAACAACTACAGGAATTACTCAATGCTGGTAAAGTACAGCTTCGTAAATTTATGGAAAGCATCAAAACTAAGGGTGGAGATGTGAATGGTAGAATCAGTTTAGATACACTTATAGTTCGAGTAGTCCGATAAATAATATTTTTATCGAGATATACAATGGCATTAAAATTATCTTATTGTCAATTGATCAGAATTATTCTATCACAAATAGGTGGATCAAGAGTAGGTCCATCATTACTAACTCAAATAGCAGGTGCACCTGCTATTATTCAATCTAAAGGTATCATTCCAAAAGAATTGCAGGAAATAAAGCAATTTGCGGATCAAGTAACTGCCGCTGTAAAATTATTAGGTAATTATTTAAATGATCTTGAAAACATAGTCGATGATATACAAACACAGTTCTTTCAAAATCCAGCTAATACCGCAATCAATGCAGCCATTACCGCTGTCAATGTTAAAATTGCAGCAGAAACACCTGGCTCAGCAGAAGAGATAGCGCTACAGGCGTATAAGACAACATTACTAGCCTTTCAAGCAAATACTAACGTATTATCAGGTGTGACTAAAGCTTCGCCTGTAGGTAACGGTCCAGGCGATTGTAGTATTATGGATATATTAGGTGATGTATGTGACCCTAACTCTTCTGATTTGGACTTGGTAACAGTAAATCAATTGTTAGATGGATTAAGAAAAGGCGATGTTATACAAGCATTAACTAATAAGATAGCAGCAGCTGCAGGTGTAACAAGTCTCTTAGGTGAGATAAGTAATCTTCAAACACAATTAAATCAGTTTAACACTACTTTTAGAGTGACCGTGAACACTAAAGTAATTAAAAACGCAGTTACTACACAAATTAATAATATTGTATACAATTTACTGACAGGATGCGGTAATAACATATTAAACTTAACTTTAAAAGATACCGTTAAAGAAAAATTAGCACCATATACAGCACTGCTTGAAGCACAACAGTTAGAAGCAGGTGTATTAGCAAACACATATACTGATCCAGTAACAGGAAATGTTGTTGTAGCAGTAACTTAAGGATATATAATGATAGTTGTTGATTATAATCAAACTGCCATTTCAAATTTAATGGCAGAAATAGGTGGCCGAACTGATGTTGAAATGAATGTCCCGCTATTGCGGCATATGATACTCAATTCTTTAAGAGGCTACAAACAAAAATTTGGTAATGAATTCGGTGACCTTGTCATCGCGTGCGACAATATGAAATATTGGCGACGTGATGTATTTCCATTATATAAAGCTGGTCGCAAAAAAGCAAGAGAACAGTCTGGTTTTGATTGGAAACTTATTTTTGAAACTCTTAATAAAATTAGAGATGAAATTGACCAATACTTTCCATATAAAGTTGTTAATGTGAATGGAGCCGAAGCAGACGATATTATCGCAGTATTGGCAGAGTGGTCTCAAACTAACGACTTGAAAAATGAGAATCCTTTTATGGAAGGTGATCCAAAACCATTTTTAGTTGTCTCAGGTGACCATGATTTTATACAGTTGCAAAGGTATAAAAATGTCAAACAATTCTCGCCAATTCAGAAAAAATATGTCAAGCCTGACACAACGCCGGAGAGATATGTTTTGGAACATACAATCCGCGGAGATAAGGGAGACGGCATACCAAATGCGTTCTCACCAGATGATTGCCTCGTCAACGGTGTTAAGCAAAAATCAATCTCAACTAAAAAATTAGAGGGTTGGTTAAACGACCCAACAACTTTACCAAATGATGATGAGTTTGTAAATAGATACAATAGAAATAAAGTATTAGTAGATTTTCGATACATCCCAGAAAATCTCAAAAATGAAATTGTCACGTACTTTGTTTCAAGCCCAAATAAAAATAAAAGTAAAATGCTAAATTATTTTATTGAAAATAAAATGAAAAATATGCTTGAACTCATAGAGGATTTCTAATGAAAACACTTATATCTCAAATTTTAGACGAATTTGAAAAAGCCAAAACTAAGGAAGCTAAAGTCAAAGTTCTTAAAGAATATGAAAATGTAGTTCTTCGAGGAATTTTGCAGATAAATTACGACGAACGAGCTGTTATGGATTTACCCGAGGGTGAACCTCCGTTCAAGAAAAATAAAGATGCTCCAATGGGCACTTCTGAATCTAATCTTTATGTAGAATTCAGAAGATTTTATATTTGGTTAGATCGTACCGTAAATCTCAATAAAATGCGTAAAGAACAATTGTTTATTCAAATGCTCGAAGGCATACATTGGACTGAAGCAGAAGTTACTTGTTTAGCCAAAGATCGTAAGCTACAAACCAAATGGAAGTCATTGAAAGAAAGTATTGTACGTGAAGCTTATCCTGATCTGTTGCCCCCGAAAGCATTAGAAGATATAGACAAACCTTTGCCCAAGGTTAAAATTGCAACTGTTGTAAAGTAATGGAGTGGTTTTTCGGGCGAAAACCACCACCCGAGCCAAAAAATACTTGGGCAGACCACACACAAATCCCAAAAGACCCAGTATATGATAGTAGAACGGTGAATTTTTGGAAATACAGGGCATTTGACAAGAAAAACTAAAGGTGTTAGAATAATTTTATTATAAGGAGATGATATGTCACTTGTAGGCCCCTGGTTAAATAATATTGGTAATAGCAAAAAACGTAAAGTAAAGTATGCTTCAGCTGAGGCAAAAAAGCGTGATCTAGAACTACAATCCGATTGGATAAAATTGAAAACAGAAATTGATAATACTGCCAAGGTTATTAAGACCAGACCTTTGACTAGGCCATTCCCCACATATGGTCCTCCCCCAGGTAGAACTACCAATGCACACATAAAGAGCCATGACTCGGGTGCAGGTGTAGGAGCTAAGAAAGAGTCTCCAATTTATACCGGCACTAAGATCATTGGCATTGGTACTATGCATAAATCTAATGCCGTACCTATTTTCTGTGAAGATGATGCTAAAGCTATTTCTTCGATGAGGCGATAATGAAAATAGTATTAGTTACAGGTGGTTTCGATCCAATTCATTCAGGGCATATTAGTTATTTTCAACGTGCTAAAGAATTAGGGGACAAACTTATTGTAGGCATTAATTCTGATAAATGGTTAACCGCTAAAAAAGGTCGTCCATTTATGCCATGGTACGAACGTAGTAAGATTATTCAAAATTTAAAAATGGTCGATTACGTTATAGAATTTAATGATGATGATAACAGTTCAAGACTAGCGATAAAAGCAGTAAGACAGATGAGTCCAAGTGCAACTATTGTTTTTGCAAATGGCGGAGATCGAACAAAAGAAAATATACCTGAAATGGATGTGGAAGATCCAAATTTAGTATTTGAATTTGGTGTAGGCGGAGAAAAAAAGTTAAATTCGAGTAGTTGGATATTGGAAAATTGGGCAGCGCCTAGAACAGATAAGACATGGGGTCATTATAAAGTTTTATATGAAAATGGACCTGAAACTAAAGTCAAGGAATTAGTATGCAATCCAAACAGTAAATTGAGTTTACAAAGACATTTCAATCGTAAGGAATGTTGGTATTTTATGGAGGGTAAAGGATATATTAATACTTTAGACAATGATGGTAATATCATTAAAAGAGGAGATTATGCTAAAGGTGATTATGCCTTTATTGATTTTGAGGAATGGCACCAATTGGTTAATGACAGTGATGAGACTTTAAAAATTGTAGAAATACAACATGGTAGTTCTTGTATTGAAGATGATATTGAAAGGAAATTTATATGATTAGTAATCCAGCAGATCGTAAAGCAATCTTAGATTGTATGAAAGAAATAAGTAACTCTATGACTCGTATTGAAGGTGAGCGTGATTTTATTAAGGAAGCTATTAATAATATTTGTGAGGAACAAAACTTGTCTAAAAAGACATTTAGACGCATGGTTAAAACTTACCACAAACAAAACTTTAATACTGAGATCGAACAACACGAAGAATTTGAGGTCTTATATCAAACTATTACAAATAGTACTACTATGGAAAAAGTTGCATGAAAGTACTATACATTCTAGAAGCTAGATGGCATGATAAAATTAATCGTATAAGACATAATGAATTAATAGGTGTCTATGATGATCTAAAAAAATTAGAATTGGCCAAAGAACAAACAGAGAAAAAACCACATGATTACAAGTCCATCACTTTTAGTGTGAATACTGAATTACAACCATTTCATGCTTAAAATTTAAGCATAATTTGAATAACCCTTCGGTTGACATGGATATCTTTTTACTATATAATAATGAAATAGTGGAGAAGATGATGAAAACCGAAAAACGCCGTAATCCTGTAGCTAAAGATCTTCGTACGCCGAAATATCGTCCTCGTATCGTTGAGGACAAGACTGCGTACAAGCGTAAACTTAAGAATGACCGCCAAGCTAACGTATTTTATTCTTGATAGGTGATAT